GACAGGGACAGGGACAGGGACAGGGATTAAAAGAGATGGGGGGGGCTTTGCCGCCAAAACCGGCAACGGCAACACCCGCCGCTGACGCGGCCCCGCCACCAGAGGACCGAGCCACTCGCCTTGCCGAAGACTGGGCGCTGCCCAGGGCTTGGGGCGATTGGGCGCTTGCCGAGTACCCGCAGTGGACGCCCGACAAGGTGCGCCTAGAGGCCGAAAAATACCGGGATCACTGGCGTGCCAAGGCAACCAAGGACGCCCGGAAAAACGACTGGCAAGCCACTTGGCGCAACTGGTGCCGAGGCGATTTAGCCCACCGGGACGATGCGCGATTGCCGGGCAAAACCCAACCCGCAAATGCCCACGACGCCGAGGCCAGAAACGCCGAGGCCGCACGGCTTCTCGGCTTTACCAGACCACGCAAAACCGAACCCCAGGAGATCATCGATGGTTGAAGCCGACCTGACGCAATTCGGCGAGCTGCTCGACGCCGTTTGCTCGTTGCTGAGCCGCGGGACTTACCGCCCTAACGCCGTGAATACCGCGCTGTGGTTCAGCGCTTTGGCCGAGTACGACTTGGACACGGTTCGAGCAGCGTTACATGCCCACGTTCGAGACCCTGAGCGCGGTCGTTTTGTGCCCAATCCTGCCGACATCATTGCGCAAATTCGCGGGCGTGCGGAGGCTGACGGGCGGCCAGGATCGGATGAGGCTTGGGCGCTTTCGCTGACTGCGCAAGACGAGGCCGAAACCGTGGTGTGGACGCACGAAATGGCGATGGCTTGGGCTATTGCTCAGCCTGTGCTACAGGCGGGCGACAAGGTAGGCGCTCGAATGGCATTTCGGGAGGCTTACGACCGGTTGACGCAGGAAGCTCGACGTTTGGGGGAAAAGGCGGTTTGGTCGGCATCGCTTGGGTTTGACGTAGCGCGGCGAACGGTCGCAATCACCGAGGCAGTGCGCCTTGGAAAGCTCTCGAGAAGCGAATTGCAGGCATTGCCAGCCCCTCCCCGTGGCGAGGTTTTGCTTTTGGGCCACGACATTGCTACGGATGACTCGGCGCGGCAAAAAGTCATTGACTTGGTAGATCGGTTGCGCAATCGACCAGAGCCGGTGAGCTTGGGTCAACTTGAGCGTGATCGCACCGAAGCGCTAAAGGCCGAGACAGAGCGCAAGGTCGTTGAGTTTCGGGCGCGTGAAAAAGGCGAATCGGCATGACCAACCGCACATCCGACGACCGCCGCAGCCCGAACGACACGCTGTGGCGACCCACCGGCCAAGGCGTCATGGTTCTTTTTTCCTGCATGGGTTGCAACCAGTCACGCCACACAGCCGGAGCGCGTGGTGTGGGAGTTCGCAAGCGCTGCGCAATATGCTTGGCACGCATCAAAACGCCCCGTCAAGGCCGCAAAACGGAAGGGGTAAGGGATGAGTAGCCAAGCGATGCAAAAAAGCCAGCAAACGTCGGATTTGCAAATTCGGGCTTGCATGGGCGGATGGTGCGAAGGCAGGCAGGAATGCCCGCACTACCACTCCGTCAACCGCAAACGCCCGAGCGAAAACCTATGTGCCGAGAGGGAGCGCGACGAAGCGGAGGGCGATTTTCCGCGTGTCGTGCATTGGAAGCCCGCTGGAACATGGGAACGCAAAGCGCGGCAGGTGCTTCGGGCCGCTGAGCCATTTGATGCACTGGCATGAGCACCGACGAAGACCCGCGCGTGACATGCGCCGCGTGCAAGAACGCGGTGACAACCCGCACTGCATTGCACTGCACGCAGCACCGCCGAGCACTGCTAAACGTCGCACCGATTAGCCGTGCATTCGCCGAATTGAAGCAGCACTGCCCAGCATTTGAATTGAGAACGAAATGAGCAACAAGGTAGAGATTAAACCGCCCGCGATGTCAGTCGGGAAACTGAGCGGAGACGATGAGGTAGGGCGCAATGCTCAGGCCGAGCTGGCGGTATTGAGTCCGCGCCAACGGGAAATTTTGGTTTTGAATGCGAAAGGCTATGAAGGCGGCGAGATAGCCAAGCGGTTTGATTGTTCCCCTTCGAGTGTGCATACGCACATTGCCCACACGCGCCGCAAATTGGGAATGACTACGAACGAGGCAATCGTTCTTGCAGCAAAGGCGGGTTGGGTGTGAGCATCAATCGGTACGCGGCAAGGGTCGATGCGAACCAAGCGGCCATTGTCGATGCGCTGCGCAAGGCTGGCGCCACCGTATGGGTAATCGGTTTGCCGGTTGATCTATTGGTCGGGTATCGAAGCGCCACTTTGCTCATGGAAGTGAAGCAGATCACCGGCAAGCGCGAGCCCAAAGCCAAGCCGCACACCAAGCTGCAGAAAGAATTTTTTCTGGATTGGCAGGGCGGGCCGGTGTGCACGGTGACAGATCCAGAAATGGCCCTGGTGTGCATTGGCGCGATGAAATCACGCGAGGCGAACGCATGAGCAAGATGGAAAACTACTCAGCCGACATCCCGCAATCGTTGCGCCAGGCCGACCAGGTGTTGACGCTTTATGGCCGGTGGGCGATGGACAAACCGGTGCGGCGCACGTGTGGCAGTGCGGAAGGGCGCTATGTGATTCCGCCAGTCTCGGACGAAGATCAGCGCCGCACGCCTCGGCAGCCCGGTTTGAACGTGGAAGAGCGCGTGGCAGCCCAGCGCGCACTTGCTCGGGTGCCAGACATCTATCGCAGCGTGCTGGCTGCGCTGTATGTGCCGCAAACCGTCAACGGCAAAGTGATCCGGCTAGAGGTCGTTCTGCGCACTTTGCGCATACCGCCCAGGTTGATGCGAGAGCGCCACATAGCCGGTTTGAGAATGTTTGACAACATCTATCGGGTTGTGTATACAATGCGCGCACCTGATACCGCATCAGTGAGCCCGCATGCCTAATGGCAGGCGGAGCCGTCAGGATACGAAGGCCACCCGACGAGGTGGCTTTTTGCGTTTGCGCGGGTCTATGCGATTTTGCGTCTGCATCATTCGGTCGCCACTAGCCCGCCATTTACGAGGTCTGCCACATGGGTAGGCCATCAAAGCTAAGCGAGGCCAAGTGGGCCGAGCTTGGCAAAAGGCTGCTGGCTGGCGAATCAGGCCGCGAGCTGGCGCGACAGTACAAGGTTAGTGAATCCGCCATACGTTTGCGATTTTCTGCGCAGCATAAAGCGGTAAAAAACGTAGCGCATCAATTACTTAGCGCAGAGCAGGCTTTGCACAGTTTGCCGCTATCTGCGCAAATTTCTGCGCTATCGCTGGCCGACGAGCTGCGAGCCATCAGCATGCACTTGGCTGGGGCGGCCAAATACGGCAGCGCAACAGCGCACAGGCTGGCCGGAATCGCTCACGCTAAGGTGAAAGAGATTGACGACGACGCGCCGCTAGATGAGCAAAGCATCGAATCTTTGCGCGGTGTGGCAGCGCTGACAAAAATGGCCAACGAGGCAGCATCTACGGGCCTTAACCTTTTGGCCGCCAACAAAGATCGACTGCGCCGGATCGAGGACGCAGAAAACGAGGGCGCCGACAGCGATGATGACGCACGCCGCGAAGCGCTTGCGCTCAAGCTGGAGTCAAAAGACCGGTAGAGAGCAAGCCGAGATACTCAGGCGCAATCCTTGGGTATTGCACGAATGGGCCATATGGGCGCGAGACAACCAGCTCGCACCCGAGGGCGATTGGTCGGTGTGGCTGCTCATGGCTGGTCGCGGGTTCGGAAAAACCCGGTGCGGAGCAGAATGGGTGCGGCAGCAAGTGAACGCCCGTAAAGCGTCGCGCATCGCATTGGTGGGGCCTACAGCCGCCGATACACGCGATGTAATGGTTGAGGGCGAGTCCGGGCTGTTAAACGTGTTCCCGGCCCGGCAGCGCCCGGTGTACGAGCCCAGCAAACGCAAGGTGACATTCCACACCGGCGCAATTGCCATGCTCTACAGCGCCGAAGAGCCAGACCGTTTGCGCGGGCCACAGCATGACGCGGGATGGTCAGACGAACTTGCCGCGTGGAAATACCCCGAGGCTTGGGACATGCTCCAGTTTGGTATGCGCCTTGGTGCTAACCCGCGCCAAGTCGTGACCACGACGCCCAAGCCCAACAAGCTAGTAAAAGACATATTGGCCGACCCCGGCACGATAGTGACTCGGGGCAGCACGTTTGACAATCAGGCCAACCTTGCCGGGCCGTTTCTTGCCAAGATCAAGGCCAAGTACGACGGCACGCGCCTAGGCCGACAAGAACTATTTGCCGAGCTGCTCGAAGACAACCCCGCAGCACTATGGCAACGCGGGCAGATTGACGCCAAGCGCATTAAGCCGGGGCAAGAGCCGCCAATGCGCCGCATCGTGGTTGCAGTTGACCCGGCGGTGACGAATTTAGAAGACAGCGACGAAACCGGCATCGTGGTGGCGGGCCTGGGCGAAGATGGCCGGGGTTATGTGCTGGACGACCTGACGTGCAAAGAATCGCCCGCAGGCTGGGCCAAGAAAGCGCTGGACGCATACCACGCCCGCCAAGCGCACCGCATCGTGGCCGAGGTCAACAACGGCGGCGATCTGGTTGAGACGCTATTTCGCACGCTGGACGGCACGGTGGCCTACCAAGCGGTGCGGGCCAGCCACGGCAAATTCAGCCGAGCCGAACCGGTGGCGGCGCTGTACGAGCAAGGCAAGGTTTCCCATGTGGGCAGCTTTGGCGACCTGGAAGATCAGATGTGCGACTACAACGCCGAGACGGCCAAGCGATCCCCTGACCGCATGGACGCATTGGTGTGGGCGCTCACGGCGTTGATGCTGGACTCCGGCACGTTTGGCATGCTGGATTGGATGCAGCAACAAGCCGAGCAAGCCCAAGCCCAAGCCCAAGCCCAAGCCCAAAAGCCAAAAGACAAGGTTTCCGCGTGGTGATCTACGCCGCGCACGCAACGTAAAGGACAACGATCATGCCGAATCTGCGATTGCTTCCCCCGCCAAGCCCTGCGTTTGGGCAAAACCCGATCAAGGTGACGGCCGACCGTGTGTACACCTGCGCCGTGGGCTCTTACCTGGACGTGCCAGACTTTGATGCGGTCACGCTGCTGGCCAACGGCTGGACGCACACGGCCGATGTCGGTATGGGCGCGGCCATTACGGCTAATCGGCCTACCACGGGCCTCAAGCGCGGTTCGCGTTTTCACGACACGACGCTCGGGTATGACATCGTGTGGGATGGCCTGACGTGGCGCAATCCCACCTCTGGTGCGTCTGTCTAAGCATTGCACATGGTCGATCCGGTAAAAACGCCCGTCAACCAATCGCTGATTGACCGCGTTAGCGGAGCCGTGCGCTATGCCGTATCGGGCAAGTTCCCCGATGCGTGGTTTGGCCCAGGTGATACCGTATCGCCCGCAGCGCCAAAAGATCAAGTCGAGGGTCGGCGGTTTGACTATCTGACCGCGATCAACACGCGGTACACGCCGCGCACCGACGAAGCGGTCAGTTTTGCGCAGATGCGGGCTTTGGCCGACGCCTGCGACGTTTTGCGCCTGGTCATCGAGACCCGCAAAGATCAGATGGCTAAGCTGAAGTGGAAAGTCGTTCCCATCGACTCCAAAACACAGCCAGACAGCCGATGCGACCAGATCACGCAATTTTTGCGGTTTCCCGACCAAGAACACTCTTGGGACGACTGGCTACGTTTGTTGCTTGAGGATTTGCTGGTGCTGGATGCTCCGTCGATCTACATTCGACGCAACCTTGGTGGCAAGCTGATCGCAGCGGAGCCCATTGACGGTTCGCTTATTAAAGTCGTGCTGGACGAATTCGGACGCCGCCCCGCGCCTCCATTGCCCGCTTATCAGCAAGTGCTTAAAGGCATGCCTGCGGTGGATTACAGCGCCCAAGAATTGCTCTATCGCCCGCGCAACGTGCGCACGCATAAAGCATACGGATACAGCCCGGTCGAGCAGATCATCACGACCATAAATATTGCGTTGCGCCGCACTGCCAACCAACTGAGCTACTACACCGAAGGCAACACGCCAAACCTGATATTTGGTGCGCCCGAGGACTGGAATCCCGACCAGATTCAGCGTTTTCAGAACTGGTGGGACTTGCTCAACGCCACGGACTCAAAGCACAAGGCCAAGTTTGTGCCCGGTGGCGTCAAGCCGTTCGACACCAAAGACCAGCTCATCAAAGACGAATTCGACGAATGGCTGGCACGAATCGTGTGTTTCGCTTTCTCGATTTCGCCCACGCCATTTATCAAGGCGTTGAACCGCGCCACCGCAGAGACTGCGCACGCCGCAGCGCTTAGCGAGGGCTTGGTGCCGAATATGAACTGGGTGGCCTCTACAGTCAACATCCTGATTCAGCGGCCTGACTTGCTTGGTGCGCCAGACCTGCATTTTGTGTGGGACGAAGAAGAAGCCACCGACCCGGAAGTGCAAAGCCAGATTGAGGACCGGGCAATCCGCAACGGTTCTATGCTGATCGACGAAGCGCGGGCCAAGCGCGGCCAAGAACCCTTGCCCGATGGTTTGGGCTCTACGCCGCTGATCGTGACAGGTTCTGGGGCCGTGCTGCTTAAAGACGTGCTGGAGTCGCCCGCGCCGCCTATGCTGCCAGCGCCGCACGTGCAAGGCGGCATCGGTGGGCCAACGGGCTCCAAGGCGCCCGACCCAACAAACCCGCCAGCCGATGCGCCAACTGACCCGGCAGGCAAATACCTGCCCTCAACCCTGAAAAAAAAAAGCTACTAAAGCCGCTGGATCGCAACCGCAAAACGGTGACGGATGCGGCCAAGGCCATGCAAAAGGCTGTGCATGCGTTCCTGCAGCGGGCCGCTACTGACGTCGCAAAGCAGATCGGGCCGCAACTTGGCAAGGTAGCCAAAGGCTCAGCCGACGAAGCGCTGGCCGAGGAACGTGCCAAACGGGTGCGCGAGATTCTTGAATCTTTGGATCTGAGCTTTTGGGACGCACTACCGGACGAGGTAGAACAGTACCTGGTGCTTGTGGCCAAAGATGGCGCAAAAGAGGCGCTATTGAGCTTGCAAGCCGCTGCGCAAGAGATTGGCGCGGACACTTTCAACCTTGCCAACACTGCGGCCATTGATTGGGCCAAAGATCGCGCCGCAGAGCTTGTCGGCATGAAGCGGGTCGGCGACGAGTTTGTGCCCAACCCTAATGCGCAATGGCAGATCGACACGGACACGCGCGAGGGCATCAAAGATTTGGTGACCCAAGCGCTGGACGAAGGCTGGAGCAACGACAAGCTAGCCGAAGCCTTGCAGGATGACTCGGAATTTTCGGATGCCCGCGCTGAAAACATCGCCCGCACCGAAACGGCTCGGGCTGACGTGCAAGGCAACTTGGCGGGCTATAAAGCGTCCGGTGTGGTCGAGAGCAAACAGTGGCTGACCGCGCCGGATTGCTGCGATCTGTGCCAGGAACTCGACAAAGAAGTGGTCGGCCTCAACGAGCAATTTTCAAACGGCGGCGGCGACGGTGCCCCGCTCCATCCGCAGTGCCGGTGTGACGTTATCCCGGTGCTATCGAACGAATCAGACGAAGGACAGGAAGCATGAAAACCAATGTGCGCATGTATGCCGAAATTGCCAAGGTCACCCAGCAGGATGACGGCACGCTTTTGGTAAGCGGTTACGCATCGTCGGGCTGTGTGGACAGCGAAGGCGAAACCATCACGCCAGAGGCCATGAAAGCGGCAATTCCTGATTACATGAAGTTCGGGGCCGTGCGCGAAATGCACCAGCCGAGCGCCGCAGGAACGGCAACCCGCGCAGAGGTAAACGAGGAAGGCAAGACCGAGTTCGAGGCTTTGGTCGTTGACCCCATCGCAGTCAAGAAGGTGACCTCCGGCGTGTACAAAGGGTTCTCGATCGGTGGCAAAGTCACGGCGCGTGACCCGGCGGACAAGAAGATCATCAAAGGCTTGAACTTGGTCGAAGTGTCGCTGGTGGATCGCCCGGCAAACCCAGAAGCCGTTATCAGCATTTTCAAAGCCGAGCGCACTGCCGAGGATGACGTGTCCGAGCTGGCCGAGCTGATCGACTCGGGCGAAGTGACGCCCGCGCAATTAATTGAACTCGCAAAAGCTGCCAAGGCAGCCAAGACCGAGGAAATCAAAAAAGGCCTCTATTCTGTGGCCGACTTTGCCGGTGTGTTGTCGCAACTGTCTTGGATCACGCGCGACTCGCAAGACGAAGCCGACTACGAAAACGACGCGAGCCCAGTGCCCAAGCAATTGCGCGACTGGCTGGGCCAAGGTTTGGCAATCCTGCAAGCCATGGCCGCCGAAGAGTGCGCCGAACTTATGGCCCAACTGCGCACCGCTGCCGGTGACGTGGACGTGTTGACCATGGCCGCGCAAGGCATGCAACTGGCCAAGGCGGGCGCCAAATTCAGCGCTGCGACCAAAGACACCCTATCCGCTGTACACAAAGCCATGCAAGACGCCCACGCGGGCCTCAAAGACGCTTGCGACAAGATGGACGCCATGGCCTACAAAGATGACGGCGGCGGCGACGACGCAGCTATGGCCGCGCAAGTCGATGGCCTCAAGAAAGCCGCCGACGCTGCCAAGGCCGAAGTGACTGAGGCGCTGCAAAAAGCCGCTGCGTTACAAGCCGAGAACGAAAACCTCGCCAAGCGCGTCAAAGAACTCGAAGCGCAACCAGCGCCCGCCAAAGGTGCAACCCGTGCCATCGGCAAGACCGAGGATGCGGGCGGTGTGGACGCCAGCAAGTTTGAAGGTTTCGTGCCGGTGACCAATGCACGCGGCGAGCTGGACGAAGCCGCCACCCTCATCAAAGCCATCCACGGCGGCCAAATTGGGCGCCGACTGATTCCGACAGCCGTTTAACCCTCACCACTTCTCAACCCTTCGCGGGCCACTTTTGGGTGGCCTTTTTGTTTTCTAACCCTTTTCTTACCACTTCACCCCCAGCCCGCTCGGCATACGTCGCGCGGGCATTTTTTTTGGAGCCACGACCATGGGCAACAACACCACGCAAGAAACCCTGGAGCTGCTCAAAGCCGCCCAGTCCACCAACAACGACGACATTCTCAAGGCGTTCACGCAGGCCGGTTCCGCCATCAGCGGCCTAACCGCGTATGACCTGCAAGCCCCAGCGCTGCGCATCTACCCGGTGCTCACCCCGCTGCGCAACACCATCCCGCGCGTGAGCGGCAAAGGCGGCATTCAGGCGAATTGGCGCGCAATCACCGGCATCAACATCAACTCGCTGAATTCGGGTGTCAGCCAGGGCAACCGTGGCGGCATCATCACCACCCAAACCGCAGATTACCTTGCCGCTTACAAGGGCCTGGGTCTGGAAGATTACGTATCCTTTGAAGCCGATTACGCCGCAGGGGATTTTGACGACATCAAAGCTCGCGCCGCAGAGGGTTTGCTGCGCTCGCTGATGATCGGCGAAGAAAACGTGATCTTGGGCGGTAACACTTCGCTTGCGTTGGGCACCACGCCGACGCCAACGCTGACCGCTTCGACCACGGGCGGCACGCTGGCCACGCAAACGCTCAGCGTGATCTGCGTTGCACTCGGATACGACGCCTACTGGGCTGTGGCTGGCCTCAACAACGGCTTTACCGGCTCGCAATTGGCCGTGGCTTCCGCTGTGGTTCCCGCAGCCGTCAGCCGCACCAATGCAGACGGCACCACGGACAGCTTCGGCGGCGGCTCTGCTCGCAAGTCAACCAACGCCACGGTGTCGGTGACGGGCGCTACCGGTTCTGCTACGGCTTCGGTCACGGCAGTAAACGGCGCTGTCGGCTACGCTTGGTACTGGGGCGCGGCAGGCTCGGAAGTGCTGGGCGCTGTGACCACGATCAACTCTGTGTCGATCACGGCCACCGCCACCGGCGCGCAGACTGCGGCATCTTTGCCTGCAGCCGACAACAGCACCAACTCCCTGGTGTTTGACGGCTTGTTGACCCAGGTCGCCAAAAGCGCTTTGGTCAAGACCCAAGCTACCGGCACCGCTGGCACTGGCACCCCGCTGACTGCCGATGGCGCTGCAGGCATTGTCGAGTTCGACAGCATCATTCAAACGCTGTGGAACTTGTACCGCTTGGGCCCGACCACCATTTACCTGAACGCTCAGGAACTCCTGAACGCCAACAAAAAGGTGATCGCAGGCGGCGGCACTCCGTTGTTCCGCTTCACGATGGACGCGCAAGACAAAGTAACCGAAATTGTTGCGGGCGGAGTCATTGGCTCTTACCTCAACAAGATCACGGGCGAACTTATCAAGTTGGCCGTGCACCCGACCATCCCGCCCGGCACCGTGCTGTTCTACACCGCTTCGCTGCCCTACAAGCTGAGCGGCATCACCAACGTGCTGCAAATCCGCGCGCGCCAGGACTACTACCAAATCGAGTGGCCGCGTCGCAGCCGCAAGTATGAGTACGGCATCTACGCAGACGAAGTGTTGCAAAACTACTTCCCGCCCGCGTTCGCCATCCTCAACAACATCGGCAACGGCTAATCGGCGGTCGTCAACCCAAGGGGCCGGTGGCAACACTGGCCCCTGTTTTGGAGCATCACAGCATGACAACCAAACTCAAGGCGCCCGAAGGCGTCACCAGCGCCAGCTTTGGCGGCGAAGAATTCACGGTCAAAAAAGGCGTCGTCACGGTGCCCGACGAAGCCGCAGCCGCATTGTGCGAGCTGGGCTTTGTTCGCATTGCCGACGCTGACACGCAAGGCGCGCAGTAATGGCATATTGGGCCGGTCTCACAGCCGCAGCGGTGCGGGCGTATCTTGGGAGCACTTCGTCTGCCGACGACACCGAGCTGCAAACGCTGGCCGATTCCGCAGCCAATGGCATTGAGACGTGGCTGAATCGCAACATTCAAGTTACTAGCTACAACACCCTCACTGACGGCAACGGCAAAACGCAACTGCTTTGGCCTGATTACCCGGTGACGGCGGTATCTGCCGTGACGATCAACGGCGTAGCGGTCAACCTTATCAGCTCGCCGACAGATTTCAACAGCCAAGGCTACCGTTTTGACGCCCAGCGCATCGTGCTGCAAGGCGGCTTGGTGTTCACAAGAGGGATGCTGAATATCGGCCTTAGCTATTCGGCAGGGTACTCAACCATCCCGCCCGAGCTGGTACAAGCCGCCATTGAAACCGTGGCGCTGAAATACCGCCAGCGTCAACAAGTCGGAATATCTAGCAAATCGCTGGCTGGCGAGTCCATCAGCTACGTGCAAAGCGACTTTCCCCAATCCGCGCTCAAAGCCATTGCCAACTACAAGCGCGTCGTCCCTTCCTACTAGGAAATCACCATGCAAACACTCAAAGCCCCGCAGGGGATCACAGGCGGCGTCAACGTCGGCGGTCAATGGATCGCCATCGACGCCAATGGCTTCGCGCAAGTGCCGCACTCTTTCGACGCGACGCAACTGCTCGGCCTGGGCTTTAAGGTCGTTGCGCAGTCTGTCGATCAAGCTCCCGCTGCTGACGAGCAATGATTCAAGGCGAGGTTGTTGGCGGCACTGAGCTAGTGCAACGCATCGGCGCGTTTGGCCCCAAGATTCAAGGCGGCCTAGAAAACGCGATCCGTAAGCTCACGCTGCAATTGCTTGCCAACGTCAAAGCCGACAAACTCAGCGGCCAAGTGCTCAACGTCAAGACGGGCCGCTTGCGCAGATCAATTACGCAGCGCGTGGACGGCGCGGGCACGGCATCGGTCACCGGCTCGGTCGGCACCAATGTCGGTTACGGCAAGGTGCACGAGTTTGGCGGGCCGCAGACCATCAAAACGCATATGCGGATGATGACGCAAGCCTGGGGCCGACCGGTCAAAAACCCGCGTCAGATTTCCGTGCGCGAGCACATCGCCAAGTTTCCTGAGCGCTCCTTTTTGCGCTCTGCGCTGGCCGACCTTGAGCCCAAGATTAAAGCCACGCTCCAGGGCGCGGTAACTGAGGCCATCAAGTGAGCCGCGAACCCATCTACGCCGCGCTGTTTGCCTTATTGCAAGGCAGCGCAGGCTTTACCACGTCCAGCCGACGCCTATTGCATTGGACGGACGTG